TATCATTCACTACATAGAATACAAGAGAGTGATATTGTAGTTGATGTAGTTTACTTTGATGAGGCTCACAATAGTGTTCAACGAAACTTTTTCCCTGCTGTGGAACATCTTGCAACTCTGGTTGCTGACAGGTGCTTTTTCTTTACTGCTACTCCTAAGCACAGCCTTACTCCTTTCAAAGCTGGAATGAATGATAGTGATGTATATGGTCAAGTAATATGCCAAGTACCAGCACCCAAGTTGGTAGAGCAAGGTTACATTCTACCACCAAAAGTAGAAGTATATGAGTCACGTTTGTTAGATAAGCATGAGTTGGTTGCTGATAAGGATTGTGAGCAGATGATAGATTCTATTGATAATTTAAAGAAGGATAAGGTATTGATATGTGCTAAGTCTACTAAGCAGATTGTAAACTTAACATCACAGACTGACTTCTGTGTTCAGTTAAGAGAACGTGGTTATAACTGGATGTATATTACTGCTAAGACTGGTGCATTTATCAATGGTAAGAAGGTAGGTAGAGATAAGTTCTTTGAGGTATTGAATGAGTGGGGTAAGGATAATTATACTAAGTTTGTAGTTCTACATCATAGTATATTATCTGAGGGTATCAATGTAAATGGACTTGAGGCAGTATTGTTCTTACGTTCTATGGATTATATTGGTATCAGTCAAACAATCGGTAGAGTGATCCGCAAGGGGGCAACTGATAAAGCATACGGTTTAGTTTGTGTTCCAGTTTACTCTAAGGTGGGTGTATCTACTGCACGTAAAGTAGAGGCCGTTGTTGATACTATTTTCAACAAGGGTGAAGCAGCAACATCAGTGGTAACAAAATGAGTAAAGAGATTCCTACAAAAGAATACATGCAAGATGGGTGGGATAGTGGCCCTATTGGTTGCCACCCATACAAGAGAGGTTCACGTCATAATAAGATTGGGATGTGGATTATGTGGATATTCTATGGTATAATTCTTATACAGGTAATACATGCTATGATAGTATTACCCTTCTTTCCTATTCCTTTTGCAATACTATTAGGATTAGGTTTCATAGTCTATGTGGCATGGAGGGCAACATGATAGGACAGTTTCAATGGATAAATGGGTATCAGGATAAGAACTCAAATCCTGTATATAAACATGCTAAGAATCCTGACAAGTGGGATGTAAAATGTAGTAGGTTAATCATGTCATGTTATGGTGATGATGGTGCAATAGACATTAGACTCATGGATACTGATAATGATTTTCAACATCAAATAAACATTACTGTCGATGATGATGGTAAGTTACAAGCAATAGTATCGGAACAAACTAAATGAAGGATACTATTCTATATGGAGATTGTAGAGAGACTCTATGTGGATTTCTACCACAGAGTGCAAGGATGTGTGTTACATCTCCACCATACTACGGTCTAAGAGACTATGGTGGAGAAGATTCACAGATAGGACAGGAACAAACACCAGAAGAATTTATTGAACAGTTAGTAAACGTATTCAAGGAGGTTCGCAATGTGCTTACAGATGATGGAACTTGTTGGGTTAATATTGGGGATAGTTACTATAACTACAGGCCAGGTAGAGGACAAGGATTGGTTAAACAAACAGTCTCAAATAATAAACAAGACTTACCAGATATGTGTCCTCGTAGAGGAAATAGACTCGAAGGACTCAAAGAAAAAGACCTCATTGGAATCCCATGGATGTTCGCATTTGCAATGCGAGCAGATGGATGGTATTTGAGACAGGATATAATATGGCATAAACCTAATCCAATGCCTGAGAGTGTGAGAGATAGATGTACCAAGGCACATGAGTATATCTTCTTGTTTAGTAAGAATAAGAAATACTTCTATGATAATGAAGCAATAAAGGAACCTGCAAAGGACTGGGGAACCAGAGATAGAACTAATGGTAAGTATCATAATGAAGGATCAGGACTACAACCACATTCGGGGTTGACTAAGAGTTATGAGAAGAAGAATAAGAGAAGTGTATGGTCAGTAACAAAGAAACCATACAAGGGAGCTCACTTTGCTGTATTCCCACCCGACTTGATTGAACCATGTATATTGGCTGGTAGTGAGAAGGGTGATACAATATTAGATCCATTCATGGGCTCAGGGACAACTGCTATGGTGGCAAAGAAATTAGATAGGCATTACATAGGTTGCGAACTACATGAGAACTATGGTAATCTAATAGAGGAGAGAGTCTTACCCTATGAGAATAGATTAGAGAAGTTTTATGAAGACAGTTGAAAGGCATAGTTATGATGGTAGTAAGATAATAAAGACAAGAACACTTGTCTTTGAACCTTATAATTTTAGTGAATTGAATATGTTTCTGGTAACAGGACTCATACAAAAGAACCTTAAACCTGATTTGTTGAAGCGTAAGAAGTTGAAGTTTAGAGATAAGACTAATAAGTATTATGGTCACTGTTATCATGCTACACAGGCATTATATTATGTGATGGATACTGACCAGTTAATTCCTATGAGTGGTGAAGATTATAGAGGAGAGAAGCACTGGTGGTTACAAAATAAAGATAACATATATGATTGTACTGCCGAGCAATACTGGACGGTTGGTAAATTGCCACCCTATCACGTGGGTAAGAAATCTAAGTGGTATGGATGGAAGCAAAGACCCCAACAGGTATCATTGGATCTAATGGTCAAGGTGTTGACAGATCGTTTAATAAGGGATATAATAGAAGAGTTCTAAGGTTGCTGAACGCATGACCACATCATTCAATGAAACTATATTAGGTTTCAATCCAATATCAAATGATATTGAAGTATTTGAGGAAAATATTACTCCACAAATAGCTCAGTATATTCTTATTCATCATAATAAGGATAATAGGAAAATAACCAACTCTCAAGTTAATAAGATTGCTAAGAGTATTCGTACAGATGGATGGTTGAAAGATGGTCAACCACTTACATTTAATAAAGAAGGTAATATTACAGAAGGACAACATAGACTTCATGCAATAGTAAGTGAGGATGTTACTGTCCCTATGATTGTTGTATTAGGTGTAGATTTAGATTGTTTTACTAATGTAGCTCCCCCTAAACCACGTAAACCAGAGGATGAGATTCAAAGAAAGGATAAATCTGCCAAACCAGCCGAAATTAGTTCTTTAAGACAACTTCTAAAGCGTAGACAGGGAGTTCAACTGTCTATGAAAAATGCTATAGTTCAATGGAACTATTGGAAGAAAGATGTTCGTTCAGGTCTTGATCTTGTGGATGGATTCTTTGATGAAGTATCACAGTTTGATCCTTGGAAGAGAACATTTGCAGCGTGGGCGGCACTTATGATTTCTATTGGAGAAGGTGAGGGTGCTGAAAATCTTTTAGATTTAATTTCTGATAAGATTTTAAGAGATCCACCACACTCTACATTAGCTGGAGATTTTTTGGAGTTCTTAAATACTGATATGTTTGTTTTTGGCAACAATGCAGGTAGAACAGATGTAATATACAATCTATTATGTGTTGCATCTGATCGTATATTGAAGAGACCAAATGGTGAAATACAATTAAATATAACACCAGAGAAGTTAAATCATACCAGTTTGAAGAAATCAGGAGTTTATAGGAAATTCTTAGATGACCCTCAGAATTTAGTAGATGCTGTCTATTTTAATACAGAGGTTTAGTCACATTAACAAGTGTCACAAGAGGGGTCGCCAAGACCCCTTTTTTAGTATATAATATATACATACCAAAAGAGGAATCTCCCATGCGTTGTGAAGTCAAACTTTTAGTTGCTGGTCGTCTTTTCTATGAAGAAGTAGAAGCAAGAGACTATTCGGATGCTAGGCAGACAGCCCTCGCAAGAAATCCAAAAGCAACAGTGGTTAGTGTAAATGCCAAATTTTAAAGAAGAATTACTTAAACTATTGAAAGAGGATGCTTACCGTAAAGGTGAGTATTCTCTTTCTTCTGGTAGAACAAGTGAGCATTATGTGAACTGTAAACCAGTTACATTAAGTTCAAGAGGTCTTATTCTCTCCAGTATATTATTAACAGAACACGTAGACAAGGACAGTGTGGCAGTTGGTGGATTGACACTTGGTGCTGACCCCTTAGTGAGTGGTATTGCTGTTGTGGCAGCGACAGAAGGATTGAAGTTAGATGCCCTTATTGTGCGTAAGGAGGCAAAAGGACATGGTACAGGAGCATACATTGAAGGGCCAACTTTAAAGGAAGGTGCTAATGTAACTGTTCTTGAAGATGTGATTACCACTGGCGGTTCAGCAATTCAGGCAGTTAAAAGACTACGTGATGCTGGTTATGTGGTTAATCGTGTTGCTGCTATTGTAGATAGACAAGAGAATGGTGAAGCTGATACTGCTATGAAGTTAGCAGGGTTGGAACTGGTAAGTATATTCACATTGGATGATATTATCAATGCCAAGAATGAATAATGAAACTAAACTTGTCTTTGCTCTTGAGCATGTAGCACACCTTGAAGATTTGATTGTGGATAATGAGTATGAAACATACTTATCACAAAGTCTCTCAACCATGAAGTATGAACTTATCAGGCAACTTGACAATGAGCAACACAGAAAGAAAACCAAGACAGACTAACTATCAAACATTCTATAAGGATGCTATTGATAAGAAGAAAGGTTATGTAACCAAGGACGGAACATGGGCAGCAGTTCCAATAATGGGTAGTAGGCAATTTGCTATTATTCATAATGGTGAGCGTGTTCATACATCAAGAAATTTTGACTTTGCCAAGTCATACATATTAAAAGAGAGAAGGAAACACAAATGAATGAAATTGAAAGATGGGATCGTGCCAGAACTCTAATGTTAGAGTCATTATATAAACCTGACCACCAATTAAGATCATGTGCTTTTAATCAAGAATGTAAAGATGAATTGTTGGAGATTAGAGATCAGGTGGTTGAAATGGTCAGAGAGATGGAGAATCCACATTCTCCACCAACTAAATTACCATTTGGTAAGAAGAATGACCACGTGGAACCCACAATTACCACCCCAGCTGGTGAGATTAGTGAAACTCTTATGAGTGGAACATTAGGAAATTATTATAATAGTGATAAGAAATGGAGATAGATGAATTAGAGGAAGAGAGATGTATAGATGATGATTATAATTTAATCAATCACTATTACAGAGCTAAAAGGTTGCATCCCAATATTCCTTTCTATCTCCAAGATGAGAGAGGTGAAACCTTTGAGTTTAAGTGGGATTTAATTTATCAGTACATAGGAAAACTAAATGGCAATTTATGATGATGTGAAGATTACTATCAACCTTAATGAGTTGGTAGAAGCAAGAGCAAAACTCCAAACTCAATATGGAGATTACTCAGATAAAATAGTCAAAGGTGAGTATCTTGATGGGAATGATATTGATAGAATAGCATCTAATTTGAGAGATACATTAACATGGGAGTCACTTTATCAAATGGTTGATGAAGCAGTATTAGAATACTTGGGTATAAAAGAAACTCATTATGGTGAGAGAACTATTGAAACTATTGAGATAACAAGAGAGAAGGAGTTTAAGAAAAACTTTAAGATGGTAAAACTTGAGTCACCCTCATGGACTATTGATGTACCAGTGAGGAAGAAATGACAACAGTTTCATTAGTCACAGGTGGATTTGACCCGTTACATAGTGGCCACATTGCTTACTTCAAGGCAGCAAAAGAGTTTGGTCATTCATTATGTGTTGGTGTCAACTCTGACGATTGGTTGACCAGAAAGAAGGGTAAACCCTTCATGAATATAGATGAAAGATTATCCATTATCAAGGAACTTAAATGTGTAGACCTTGCTATTGAGTTTAGAGATAAAGATGATAGTGCTTGTGATGCTATTGAGATGGCGTTGGAAGTATATGATAATGTGGTATTCTGTAATGGTGGTGATAGAGGAAGTGTGAATACTCCAGAGTATGAGAGATATAAAGATGACAAGAGACTAGAATTTAAGTGGGGTGTTGGTGGTAATGATAAGAAGAACAGTAGTTCATGGATACTAAAACAGTGGAATGAGAATAGTAATTATAAACCATCATATTATCAGTAGGCATAAATTTTTGTAAAATGTATCAGGAAATACAGACACAATTTGTCTAAATAATGATAGAATTAGGGATAACAAGATGATCTAAATCTCTTCGTTATTGTAGTTCATTCGAGGCAATTATGCACAACTTAATTTCATTTAATCAACTCGCTGGATCAAAACATATGGAATATGCAGATTCACAAGATGATTTACTCACAGAATACTACGAGTGTCTAATTGACTGTGACGACGACCAACATGTTTGTAAACGTATATGTAAGGAGGTTTTAATTTAAAACAATTTAGACGTTTATCTTAACAAACAAATGATTAAGTATCAACATCCACCTTAAGTAAATTCAATCAATAATCACACGCCCTTGACTTTTTGTTGAGGGCGTTTTATAATGTTTGAAATTATAAGTATAACAATGATTGAAGGTGAAGGAGATTTGATAGCAGAATTGTTATGTATCACTGGTGAGTTAGGAGGAAAAATGGAAAGACTGACTACATATGATAGTAATGGTAGAACTACTAAAAAGATAGTGATTGAATATGATGAAAAATTACAGTCGAGGTAAATCATCTATGGATAATCTCTATGATGAAATGAGAATAATGAGAGATCAATTACTCAACAGAATAGAGTTATTAGAAGATGAGGTTGAGTATTTAACACAGGAGAATATGTATTACTCTAAGCAAATATACCAGCTGGAAAGTGATATAGATAGCCTACTTGCAAGAATACAAAGACAATCAACAAATGAAGGACTGGAGCATTAAGAAGGCAGCGAAGAAGTTAATAAAAAGAGCAAAGAAACACCCTGAATTATATACTGAAAGTGATGTATATTATGCTAAACAAGTGAGGAAAAGAATCAAAGATGAAGAAAGACAGTCTAAAAATACATCAGAATGAGGATAAATCATTTAGTATTGAATGGGATAAAGAAGATCCTGAGTGGAAATGGTTAAACGATTTGACATCTAAAGAGATAGAGATTATAATGAAACAAGCGATTGAATACGACAATGAAAGATAAAGATTATACTCTTGATACTTTGAGTGCTTGGGTTGATGAGGCATTATCATCAGGTTATAGTTCTGATCAAGTATATGATACTATTATAAAGAGTGTCAAGAAGAATATGAAATATCATCAAGCTTGTTATGATGATAGTGTAAGATTGTTAGCATTGTTGAGAGGTAATACTAATACTGATATTAAAGTCCATAGTAATGAGGGTAAGTACGAGGAATGGAAGAACTTTGAGTTTCCTTCTGAAAGTGACTATTGGGATGGTAAATTAGATGGTAAAGAGTTTCAAATGGCATTAGAGAAGTATGGGTATGAATATACACCAGGTGTAGACACTACAAAGTTTAAGTTAGATTCCCCAGACCTACATAATGATGAAGATGAAGATATATGAGGGAAGTATAAAGACAGTATAAAGTTTATAGATAAAACATATAACTATGTTATAATATCAACACATACTCCAAGGGCAATGATTAACTTAGACGAAAGATACCACGAATACCTGCATAGTGATAAAACACTTAGAATTGATGGTGATGAAGAACGTCTACAGGCATACGGTTGGCATTGTGATGGAAACGAGATAAAGGGATACTATTTAACGACAGAAAACTATAAATTGTATTATAATATGCAAGAACAATTTATTAAGATGGAGGCAATTCGACAAGTCGCAGTTGCTACCTAAAATAAATACTATTATAGGAGTATAGTTTAAGTTATGACTACTATCAAGCACGACCTAGAGCATGAAGTTTATCTTGACCCCAAAGATAACAAAGAGCATATCAATCATGGTATGTTAGAGTATAGTAAAGATGATTTAGAGAATGTACATGCTGAATATGATGAGTATCATAAAGGAGATGTGGTAGAGCCAAATGAGGGTAAGATTAATGATTGGCACACTAGGCATGAGGATAAGCACTTAGAAGTATATTGTGATAATCATCCTGACTCATTAGAGTGTAGAGTCTATGATGACTAGGACAGTTTAGATAGTGTCACAAGGCCCCTATACAGGGGTCTTTTTTATGGTATTATACATGTATGGGAAACAAAGACGGTTTCTTTCTAGTCTGACAAGCACCTATCCTAACTAGGGGAAGGTTAACGCAAAAGCGAGAAGCAGACACATGACCGAAAGAGTAATGCACTGTCTCCGTTTTTTGTTTCTCTCACCCAATTACCCCTTTTTTTAAATGGCAACACGTTCAAGGATTGGATTACAACTTGCTGATGGTGCTATTCTTTCAGTGTATCATCACTGGGATGGTTATCCACAGTGGTTAGGTGTTATGCTACAAACAAACTATAACACAAGAGATAAGGTTGCAGAGTTGCTTGATGGTGGTAATATTTCTTGCC